GTGGTAACTATGCTCAGATTGGTTCAAGTGGTTACTCTGCTAAGATTGGTTCAAGCGGTGACTATGCTCAGATTGGTTCAAGTGGTGACTCTGCTAAGATTGGTTCAAGCGGTGACTATGCTCAGATTGGTTCAAGTGGTAACTATGCTCAGATTGGTTCAAGTGGTTACTCTGCTAAGATTGGTTCAAGTGGTGACTCTGCTCAAATTGGTTCAAGTGGTAACTCTGCTAAGATTGGTTCAAGTGGTTACTCTGCTAAGATAGAGAGTACAGGTAATCACTCTGTTGTTATGGCTGCTGGCAGCAATTCTATTGCCAAAGCTAAGATTGGAAGCTGGATAACACTTGCAGAATGGGATTGTATTGATGGTGTTTGGATTCCTATCTGTGTAAAGACCGAGCAAGTAGATGATGAGCGTATCAAGGCGGACACGTTCTATAAGTTGGTTGACGGTGAATTTAAGGAAGTTGAGGAATAGTATGGAAAAGAAAGATTTATCTCTGGCGTACGCATTGAAAGAGTATGCCAGAGTAAATGGGAAAGGCGGTCCTATCATTGAATATGATAGGTACTTTACCTTTGATGACATCAAGGCAGCTTTCAATGCAGGGCGTGAGAGTGTTGTGGAGGATATGCCAAAATTGAAATGGGCAAGAATCTTCGAAGAAGAACCATACATTGCGATATATTCTTGGGGCTTTTCTTACAAGGTAAAATTTGCTTATAGCGAATTTAATTTATTCAGTGATAGTAGATATATCGGTTGTTATGTCTCACTTTCTGAAGCCAAGCAGGCAGCCAATGAGGACTATAAGAAACGAATTAAACAAGCATTGGGGATATGAAATCAGCGTATATAAATAAAAACACATCGGAGCTAAGGAATTGGCTTAGAAGTGTAGGGTTATTCCCGATAGACTACCCAGAATGCGATAGATATAGCGGGCTTACAGCACCATATCACACAAGAAAAAGCATGCCGAATGAAGATGAAGGTTGGGTGATATTCTACAAAGATGGTGTAGTTTATGACACGGACGATAATGCAGCAGATTATTATTTCTGCGATACAGAAGAAGAGTTTAAGAAAAAAGTGTTGGAATTAATAAGTAATTATCAATTATGACAATAACAGAATTACAAAAGAAACTTCAAGAAATGTACGAAAAGCACGGAGATGTTGAAGTGGTTGTAGAAGATACAGACTGGACTGGTGTTGAAAGATACCATGACGAAATCTTCAAAGTAAAAAATGTAAAGTACAATGGAAATATCGCTGTTGCACTGGCAAACAATTAAAGTTATGAATGGAATAATGATAAATAACAAGCAGTACATATTTATCGAAACAAGCGAGGATTTCGATTGCGACAAGTGCGATTTGAACGATAAAGCGTATGAGAAAGATAATGTTTTCAGATAAGCACTGCCTGACGCAGGCGGTGCTTGACGGTACAAAGACAATGACAAGGCGAGTGCTAAGAGACAACGTACCGCTTGGTAATTGGGAAGAAACAAAGAAACATCTTCCTTATAAGGTTGGGGAAGTGGTAGCAATAGCACAGCCATATAAGGATATTATTGAACGTCTCCCGATGTACAGCGACGCTATACTTGACGAAGTGGTATGCCACGCAAGGAGTTTAAGGCAGGCTGGACTAATAAAATGTTTGTCCGTGCCGATTTGCTCCCTCATCACATCAGAATTACAGATGTCAAGGTGGAACGTCTCCAGAGTATATCAGACGATGAAATTCTGCGAGAGGGGATTTATCCTCAACGTTTCTTTAATAAAGAAGAATATGTGCTCGCAACAAAGGGGAAAATGAATAATATTCCCGTTCGTTGGCAGAAAATATTTCCAACACCACGTGAAGCCTTTGCTGCTCTCATCGACAAAATCAGTGGCAAAGGCACGTGGGAGAACAACCCTTGGGTGGTAGCGTATAGTTTTGAATTAGTAGATTAACATATGGGATTGACTAAATCACAACGTCGTAGAAAATGGCTAATGAATGGACTTGATGAAGACATGAAATATTTCTACGGTACAGAAGATGTTAGAAAGAAAATAGAAGACAAATAGAATAAACATAAAAAGTAAATAACTATGGAAGTAATATTAAAGGCAGGGGATAGCCTTAATATCCCAGAAGGCTGCAAGGCGGTTATTAAGGACAATGTGGTTGTCTTTGAGAAAGAAGAAAAAGAGGAAGAGTTCAAGGACGGGGATGTGCTTGTTGTTGTTGTACATGGACAAAGACACAATGCTTTTATTTACAAGAGTACAGATAAAAGGGGTTTCCATTCATATTATGTTGGTATAAATACTTTCGGAGATCTTTTAATTTCTTATTTTTCAGATAGAGATAAATGGGGTAGGAGTAACCAAATATTATCTCACGCCACAGAAGAAGAAAAACAAACCCTTTTCGACAAGATGAAAGAGGAGGGTTTGCAATGGAACGCTGAAAAGAAAGAGGTTGAAAAGGTGCGGTGGAGAGCAAAAAAGGGAGATAGATTTTATTGTTTTGATACTGACTTTAGCGTATTGGACGGCTTGGAAGAAGGCTCTAAGCTCGATGATTCGTCATGGCGTAGCTACAATTACTTCCGCACCGTCGAGCAAGTCGAAGAGGCTGCAAAGCGTGTGAAGGAAAAATTGCGAAAGTACCACGAGGAGTTAGGGGAATAAGACATGAACATTAAAGACTTAAATATCGGTGATAAGGTCTGCAATAAAGAAGACGGATTCCCGATGATAGTCGTAGGGATTTATTCGTCGCTTAAAGACTTGAGCAACGGAACAGTTTTCCTTGATTTCGAAGGAAACGAGGGCGATATGTGGGAGGAGGAAGCAAAAGATTTGCAACCTTATAAGGTTTAGATACTAACACAATAAAAAACGAATGAGTATGCGCTAACGTTCTCTGATACGGGCATAACTATGACAGCAAAGGAATACATTAATAGACGTGCTGCACTTGTTGGGCAGGCGATGAAGATAAATAAAAAGTTCTTTCCTCGATGTGTCAAGGCAAAACTCAGACAGATTGCACAATTAGAAAATGAGTATCGTGGTGCTGACTACGAAACACGAAAGAATGAACTTTACAAAGAATGGTTTAACTAACAATGAGAGTGATTTTAGATATTTCATTTGATGGGAGGAACATCAATGACATTTACAACCTGCCGTGTGTAATGGCAGTTACGAAAGATGCAGGAGGAAAGCCTGCTGTAATCCTCAAGAAGACGCATACCAAAGGACGAACGATAGCCAGACTTGGTGACCATATTTGTCAATATGAGAGTGGTTTATGGCAGGTTTACGGTTCAGAGGCAGCCGATAGAATCATTAAAGCAGGGAAATACGCACATGAATGAATTTAACGCAAAGAAGTTGGCTAAGAAAGAAATAGTTGATTTCATGAAGATAACAGAAAAACATAGGGAAACATTTAACCATGTTTCAGCCCTATTTCACACTATCGTAGGTGGAACGAATGACATCGCCCATACCTATATGCGTGATGCAATAGAGAAAATCAAAGAAGCGGGCTTGTATCGACAAAGAATAAAGAAAGCGTGCAAAGATGCTATGTCCCGATATGATGTTTTTGAGAAACTCAATATGCAGGATATGCAGAACGCAGAAACCGACAAACGTCAGCTTTACATGGACTTCCTCGATAGTGTCGATGAAAGGCTAAAACCTCATATCTTTCTATTCCAGCAAGCAATAAAAAGAGTGCTTGATAGAAATATGATAAAAGATAGCGACTTAAAGTCATATATTATCCTTGCATACGAGCTTATTAACTACTCGGTAGAATTGTTCGATAAGTTCATTGAAGGATGTCCGTCTTGTCCTCCTGTAAACTTCGCCCTTACCTTTAAGCCTGCACGACTTCACTCTGTCCGCCAAGCATGGGGGCAGGTTGAGGAAATACTCTGTAAGGATTGCGTTGGCATTGACCTCAATAAAGATGAGAATTGCAGGCGTTCACTTGATGTTATCGAACTAAATCTTGTGTCAGAGAAGTATATCAACGAAAGCGGTACGGCTGCCCTTGAACTCAATCCTGACGCACGAATGGAAGCCGATAGACACATGATGGAGTGGGACAAGAAAAACCATAAAAAGTATGAACTCACAGATAGGCAAGCTGACTATCTACGTGAGAACTATCATTTGAAGACAAACAAGGAACTCGCTGCCTTTATCGGTTGTGGCTTAACAAAGCTGCGTGAGTTCGCAAAGGAATTAGGTCTAACAAAAAAGAAAGCAGCATGAGTAGAACAAAGTTTTGTATAATGGCAGTTGTAACCCTTGCTACATTTGGGTTTGCCGTTTACGTACATAGTAACAACAGACTTGTAAAGGGTATAGTTATCGAGAAATCGGAGATACCCGAACACTACGAAACGATAGATAAGGGTGTCTTGCCTTATGAGCAGAAACACATTAATGCTCAATTTTTCGTCACCCTTTCGTTTCGCAATAGGAAAGAAAAGATTGCTGTTGATTGGGTGACGTTCGACAAAGCAATCGTAGGCAAAGTATTAACAATCAAAAGATAATATGGGAAAGAGAGATTTTCAAGAATTGATGGACTTTGCAAGGGCTAATGACCTTATGAACGTTCCATTGTACATTGTCATTCAGAAGTTTAGGATTTACAAAGGGAGTGCCAAGTAGGTGCTCCCTTTTTTGTTTACACGAAAAACCCTGCTTGTCCTCTCGGATTGCAGGGTTATCCTAAAAATAATCTTACCTTAAATAACTAAAAACCTAAATCAATTCAAAACAAATTCAATACTTTTCTCCTACAAATTTAGCAAATTATCGTGAAAGATGCAAGAGAAAAAGAATATTTATTCAATGCTTTTATGCAAATTCTTTCAAATATTGCAAACATTGGAAAGAATTAAATCTTCCTATACTTCTTCAACAGCCAAACAACGATATAGCCAATGATTGCAAGTAGAAAGGTTGACATCGCCCCAATAGCCCAGCCACCGACATCCATCTTGAATTTCTGCCACCAAGATAGTTTCTTCTCTACTGGTATAGGAACTTCCTTATATTCTGTCTTTGTTGCACGTAGGCTATCATTGCTTGCCTTGTAACGGTCTATCTGGCGTTGGAGCGTAAGATTATCCTGCGTGGCGTGCCAGCGGTCACGATAGCGAACAATTAACTTTTCCTTGATGTGTCCTTGATCATCCTTGATGATTACAATGCTATCATGAATAGCGACACTATCACGGATGTTAATCACCTGTCGAGTGATTAAACTATCCTTGATATGTACGCTGTCTTTTTTTGCCATATAGACCGTATCAGTGCGGATAGACTGCACAGGTACATACACTCTATGTGAACAACTTGTGAAGCAGAGTGCCGTCATCGCAAGTAATCCAATGATGATTAACATCGTGTACACGTAGTACTTGATTTCTTTATCTTCCATACTCTTATACGTTTAAAGTGAAACACATACGGCGTTGCTTGCCGTCCGCACGCTTATAACCCACGTGCACCCATCGGGCTGTTTTCGACTTCTCGATGATGATTTGGTCATAAGCATAACCCATATGGGAAAACTCTGTTGCAAAGAAACGTTCAAACTCATCTTGCTTACCATTGACAGGTTGCAAGTCTGCTGCGTATCCCTCAACGTGTGCAGAGGTCTTCACTCCGCCTACTGCCTTATTCAATTCTGGTGAGCGATATCCGCTTGAAATACGTATTGCAGGAGTACCGAGAGAATACCTCTCACAATATTCTTCCCACTCTGCTCTAATACACTCTAAAAGCGTAATCGTTTCTGTCAGATGAACCCTTACGCTTGTTGGTGGGTTGTTGCTAATCTTTAATCTGTCTGCGGTGTTGGATTGTACCATTTCCGCTATTGTAAAATTTGCCATAATCTATTTCCTTTGCGAATGAGTGCTTTATAATTTCTATAAAATTCTTATAAACTTTTTATAAACAAATTATAAATATCCATGTAACTATTTGAATATCAGTTTATAATTTTCTTATAATTATTATATAAAAACTTATAGAGCATTTATAAAATTATAAGCACCCATTCTGTTATGTTTATTAAATTTGCCAAACTAAGATACTTTTCTTCTCTTTAATGACTTCCTTCTCTATCACAATAGGGTCGGGCATACCGAGTTTTAGAGCATCACCATTGTCGTCAACGAGATCAATGTTAGAAGTGGCAGTGAATGTTTCTCGTCTGAATCCGTCTGAGAAATTCTCATCGGGAAAGTCAATAGACACATCAATCTTTACTCTTCCTTTTCCTAAGTTGTGGTTATCGAAGAATATTATCAGTTGTTTGTCTGCGACTTGACAATTAGAACATACTCCGTTCCTCCTCTCTGCCTTGTACACGGTAAAGCCACTGCCTGCGGTCGCCTTAACAGTGAAGTCGCAATCAGGGAATACTACAATTTCACCATCTCTTATCAGTTTAATGCCAAGTGGGAAGTCGCTCTTTCTGTTGATTCTTAATATCCCGTCAACGTGTCCGCTGCTTTCGTTTCCTATGGTTACTGTTTCCATTATCCAAAAATATTAAATGTTGTAATAATAGTAAAGCACACGCCTTCCTCCCATAGAACACTTCGCTTCCGTCTGACAAGGTAGATGATTCCGTATATCAGCCAAAAGACAAGAAAACGATAATCAGTAAGCCCGATTAAGAGTTGAGAGGAAATAGCAGCCGTGAAAGCCCCTATCATGTGTAATGCTCTGCCAATCGTTCGATAATGTGGGCTTGCTCCGACCATCATCATTCCAAAAAGGAACACAATGCCTAAAAAGCCTACCCAACCACTTGTATTTACAATCATTTGCGGTGTCATAAGGAAAGCACCCATGACAAGTACAAACGTGAATATATTTGGCGATTTAACAATATAGGCGGTTTCAGAAAGGCTACATAATGGGCAGCCTTTCTTTTTCGCCATTAATATCGTGTACCCCATTAGTAGCAGGCTTCCGATAATGCTTGATATAAGTACTGCTATTTTCATAACTGTAGCTTTTCGGGATAACCTTTCGTGAAGTCGTATGCGCTCACTTCCTCTATTGACGACAAAGATGCGATAGCCGCCTTATGTTTGACCGTCACCATGAAAGTTGCATCCGCATAACGTTGAATCTTTGCAAGGACAATCTTTGCCGTTGGAATATCAATCGTCAAAGGTTGTTCTGCAATGGCAAATGTGATAGTCGTTTCGCCAAGTGCTTCCGCTGCGGTAATGCTCACATTATAGCTTGCACGTTCTGAAGGTGTTAACCACGTGTGCATGCCCTTAAACGTGAAGTCGTTTACATCTGATGACTGATTGAACACGTCAAGTTCTGCAAGTTTTCTGTCTTTCGCATCTTGCAGGAGTTGTTCTGCCGTTTCTGTTTCTACCTGCTCATAGCCGTTTGCCTTGAGCGTGTCTTCTGTTGGGTTGATAATTCTAACCCCGCCTACCTCGATATAAACACCGTTGTAGGTGTCATTTTCTTTCTTGTATTGTTTCATAAGAATTATTTATATAAAAATATCAGCCTAATTATATACTCCTAAATTTACATAAAGGTAAATACATACCATTCTTAACAAATATCATCCTTGATACTCGCTGAGAGGGCGGATTAAATTGGCTAACCAAAAGCTACTATACTCCTGCTTATATCGTTCAAAACTTGAGTCTGGAACATAGATATATTTTAAATTCTCATTATTAAGAATAGAATAATTAAAAATTTTAGGAGGGGTTTCTGGTAAAAGAATAACTGCTGTAAGTTTCTTGTTTCCTATTATAGATTCTCTATAAATTTCTTTCACATTAACTGGGATAGTAATCACTTTTAATCCCGTATTATAAAATGCTTGATAAGATAATGTTACAAGTGACTCGGGTAGTTCAAGAGAACTTAGATTCGTGCAATTAGAAAAGGATACATAAGACCCAATTTGTTTCCCTAATACTTTGATGTTCTTAAAAAACTTGAACTCTTTAAAGGCTCTTATAGCTTTGTTGTTTGTAAACGTAGTACCGATGGAACTAACGGCAGCAGCTTCCTCCATACTTAACTCTCCATCACCGTCCTTATCCCAAGTCTCTATACAGATGCGCTTCACCTCTGGGTCTTCAAAATGCACAAACTTTGGATTTTTCGCCACGTTTGCAAGTAATTTTTCAAATAAAATCATAAAGTTCCTCCCATTATTAAAAGTCCGTTAACGACACACCCTTGGTATGTCTGTCCCTTTTGTGGCTTGAACACATCGCCTATCCACTTTATAGAACTTGGTAGAGAAAGTTCTGTACCACTCGCTGCTGGGCAAGTGAACTGAAAGCAATACTCGGCTACAAATTGTGTATCTGTGTTTGGTGCTAAAGTGAGCGTAAGGCTATCAACCTCGCCCCACACGTGCATAACATTCGGTGTGAGCGCAAATACCTTATCATTTGTGCCATGATTCTGCAATCGGAGGCGACCATCAGCTCCATTCGTGCCATCTATTCCGTTTTCACCCTTGTCACCCTTCTTTCCTTTGAGCATTGTTACGCTCATCTTCTTAAGCGTGCCATCTTGTGCTACCACTGGTAATGACGCGAAATCCTCAATGTTATCTGACACGGGCAGTTCTGTAATATCCTGCGATTGTCCTTTGATGGTGTTTATCACCTCTTGAACGACGCCACTCTTCTCTTCTTCTGTCATATCTTTATCGTTAAATGGTTATTCAAACTTTGGTTTGTTGTCATCGACTTTTACATGAGCCGTTTTGAGATATTCGCTGAGGAATGGTATCTTTTCAACAGCCTTTAATGTAAGGACGTAATAAATAAACCCTGCGATTTTCCACATAGTCGTACCTTCGACCATCATAAGTTGCCAGTTGCGAACTATATTTGTTCCATAGAACCATATTGCCACCCAACATAACAGCTTTACGACTCCGTAAGTTTCCTCCTTTGGTCCCATAAAGTTACCAGTGACAAACACGCATGATGTTACAAAGAAAAATAGGCCACAGTGTACAAAGAATACACCTGCCTTTTTCCAACTCCAATCTTCACCATTGAGCTGTCCTGCGATGACACCAAACACAAAATTTACAAAGAATACAGTAAACATTGCGTACATTAAATCCTTGATGGGAAAGAAAAAGGTGAGCAAGCCACTCAATACTGTACAAATCAAGTACTTAAACTGCTCTAAATAATTCATACCAGACACATTAAGACTCCGACAACTGCACCCACCATGCCAGCAGCGACATCTTTCCAATCGAACTGCTCTCCACGTAGGTAATAATCAACACTCTCCTTACCTGCCATAACAAAGAAAGCAGGAACTAATGATAGCATAAGCCACGCATCAATAGAGCGTAGACCCTTGCAAGCTGCCACCGCAATTACAAGTCCTACAACAAAATGCAGATACTTGTCGCTACCAATAGCAGCGATCCTTCCAAAAATCCTGTAAATACAATCTAAAAAACTTTTCATATTATTTCACTTTAAATTAATTTGTTACCAATTCATATCCAACTCTTTGCCCACCATGACACCTGCACCAGGACTGGTTGCATCAACCGATGACGGCGACAACCAAACAGGATTGACATAGCAGCAATCCAAAATATATCCGCCATGGACATCAAACGCACCTCCGTGACAACAAATAGTGACCGAAGTATCGTCATTCCCATTTATCACCGTCCACTGCTTACCGTAACCCATACCAATAAAGTCATAAACACAACCTCGTGTACAGTTGAAGATTACAACATCAATAGGGATGCCTACTGGAAGTTCATCAAAATAGGTTTGCGTACCCTTTTGAGCCTTTGGATTATCAATATCCATCACCACTCCTGATTCACCACCGAAACCAGGAGAATACATCGGAATCTTATAATAATTAGTCTTACGACCATTTATCTCTTTAAGTCCAAAAGTTAACATTATACGAATACCATTTTCAAGATGCCCATCATTATAGACAAACATTTCCTCGTCCCTTATAACCGCACATACTCTCGACTTATGTCCAAACTGACTGTTACAATAAAGGTTGGTTGCATAAAAATTATGGAAACGCTTACGAATGTCACCCGTTGTTTCGCCCAACATTCCAAAATCACCTGTAAAAGCCATATAGCCTTTATTTCCCATAGTCCCGAATGTAATGCCACCAACCTTATTAGTACCGTCAAGGCAATCTAACGAAGTAAACGAGCCACTTGTGCCTTTCAGCTTTCCTCTAAACTCACTTTCCCCATCTACAATAAGGTTACTAATCGTAGCCTTACCAGCATCAATCTTTTGTGCTTGTATGCCCGCTGCAACGATTTTCACTGCATCAATCAATGCTGCTGACAACTTGCCATCTTCTATAAGTACAGTTTCCTTACCAGTATTATCAACAAACACAGTCCTGTCGCTCTTGACACGGAACTCTCCGTTTTCCAGCCTCGCCTCCACGGTCTTCACCCGTTCCTCTCCGCTCTCCTCCTTTGACGGTATCCACGATGCCGCCGCCTGCGTGCCCTCGGTGAGCGTGATCCAATTAACGGTTACCTCGCCGTTCTTACCTTGCGGAAGTTGGTTAGGGAAAGAGTAACAGTTAAAGCAATATGTGTTATCCACTGATGCTTTGTCTTTTGGAATGCGGAATGTGACAGAGTTGGTTGTGTCAGATGTAGCTTGTATATCGCAATCTACCATAAAGCCTTTCAAACTTTTATCGAAGATATATGTGCGCAGCATCTGACGTTTGTCCAATGCGCTACTACTTATGCGACCATTTACCGTTAACGTGTAATCCGTTTCAGGCTTTAGCTTTACAGTCAATTCTCCATCGTTTACCATAGCAAACGCACGGCTAATTGTTCTGTTCAGCTGTCCCCCCTTAATGAGATTCTTTACACCATTCTTTATCCCGTCCACCTTAAGGGATATACTGTCAGCAGTCTGCTTGATAGTTGAGATGCTATCTCCATGCTGCGATACCGTAGTACGCAAATCAGCTACTATATCGACATAAGAAGATGCTTCCATAATTATTTGTGCAGTACGAATGTCAACGACCTTATCGGCACTATCTCTCAATTCAATGATAACATAATCGGGGCGGTTCTGTGCCTTTGAATAGTCCGTTAACTTATAAGTACCACTATTCACCGCTCCGCTTGTCATAGCGATAGATACACCGTTGTTCATACGTGCAGCGACATGGTATCCTTGTGTGCTACCTGCTTCCGTTGTCACTTGCGCACCATTGACGTGCTCGATGATATACGAAAGTGTGATATACAGTGAGTTATCACCCCCCACAACAGCTTTCTCGCTCTGTGGACGCAACCGATGATACTCTGCGTCTTTTCCGTTTTTTACATTATAAAGGGTGATACCCCCTCTTGCTTTTGTACCCATATATTATCCTTCTATTATACAGTCAAATGAAGCCATAGAATCGACTTCTGATGCTAACACTGTTATTCTTCTACCTACGCCCTTATGTGATGTATTCCACTCAGTATCCGTACTTTGACCGCTTATGCGTATCCATGACCATAATGTGCTTGTGATAGTGTCTGATATATCAACATTTCCCTTTCTGTATGTTGCCAATAATACTACACTACCTTGTGAGTCATGTATTGCTCCACTTTCAATGGTTATTTCCAGACTATACACATCACTCTGTGACACCTGTTTTATCCACGTCCTACTGCTTTCTGTTGGTGTTTCTGTGGTAGTGCTGCCTATCCCAACGTTACAAAGCCACAGAGAGCCTTGATACGAGAATCTATCGTAATGACCTGCTATTGTGCCGCTCACCCATTCTCCTCTGTCACACACCAAAGAACCGCTTACTCCTGTACCTGCTGCGGAGATAATCTCGAAGCGGTCAGAACGCACCTTTGTTCCTTTTGGCGAGAACTCATTGACGATATGACTTGTAAGGTCGTAGTTGTTGATTCCTGCGTAGTCCACACGCTTCCCTTCTGATACATAGATGATGTGAGCGTATTGCCTATTGGTGTCGGTCTGACTTCCTAATTGGATAATGTCATCCTCAGCCTTTGGAATATCATTCTCAGCCTTTGTATCATAGCCTATACAAGTATATTGTGTGCCGTCAATAGTAAGCTCAAGTGTGCCACGAATATCCGAAAGGTCTACGAAGTGGTATAATTTACCATTGATAGTTTCTGTTCCCTTGTTTACCACCAAACGCCAGTAGTATCTGTTTGCAGAACCGCCTGCTGTGCGTGATACAAGATTTGAAGTCTTACACATCGCTTGGTCGCCAAGCCTCCAATCATTGCTTGTACGTCTGTCGCCATCATCTGCAAGAAAGTAACATCTATAAGCAGATATACTATTCCCACCTGCTGACACACTATAAGAGAGTAGGGCATTATTTATCATCACCTGCTTATTTGCAGACTTAAAGAATATTGTCGAGTTAACGATAGGAGTACCATTAGCACCAACTGGGATAACATCACTAATATGCGCACTTGCTGATGTGAATCCAACATCGCCAGTGGTGAAAGCAAGTCGTCTATACTCTAACTCTGAAAAGGTTGCTTTCTGCCTTACATTGAGTTTATCGACCTCAGCTATTGATTTCCCATAATCGTCCTTGTAAATCCCAAAGCCAGCACCATCCAATAGTCCAGCGTGGAAGTCTGCACTCCTTAACGCATCCGCAATGATATTTAATAATATAGCGTTTCCATTGCTGTCAAACCCTTTCCCTTTATCACCGATAGCAATACCCTTTAAGAATGTAATCACCTCTTGTGCGGTGTCGGGGATATTCTTTCTCAGAAAGCGTGGGTCTACATAGTTCTTTATAAGCTCACTTGTCTGTGTAGAGTTTAATCCTCCTCCGCTGAAATTACCCGATAGGATATTATTGACATCCTCCTTTAACTGCGAGATAGTACCCTTGACGGCTTGATTGCCAACGGTTATCTCCTGAATAATCGGGTAATCCAACCTTGTGACCAGCCTAAGAACACGTGTCTTTAACTGATAGCCAAAACCATCGTCAAAGGTGACTTTCTGACCGATATAGAGCTTTGGATTGTGATTAACGAAAGCTACCGCATTAGAGGAGAATGAGTAGTTATTGTTATCCTGCGCACGTCTTTTTATCTCCTTAATAGTTCGTGCTGCTAATTCTTCTTGTGCAAGTTTCGTTTCATGCTCACCCATTACAATGTTAAACAGCACGACCATATTACAAGTGAGGTCTGGGAGGGTATTTCCTCTTGGATAAAGTCCCTCGCTCTCATTGGTAGGGATAATGGTATCTCCGCTTTGATACTTGAGTATTTCGTAATCACCCTTTAAAATACCGACACCACTATCGCCTTCATTTGGTTTTGGAGCGATTGGGTTGTTTACTTCGTGGTAGTGGAGTTCAAAACCATCCTGCCCGTTAGGCTGCCCGACAAGTCCCTGCGTAAGGACATCATATTGCCCATCTACTGCGTGGGTGTTAACTTTGAATATTCCTTTAAGCGTGTACCCTTGTAACACCTGCTTTGTTCGGTCTATCTCATAGTCATACCAATAGTGAGTAATAATATTTCCGCTTTCGTCCTTATCGTGAGTTATGTTGATAGCGGTCTTGCCAGTTATCTGCGTTGTAGACGGGAATGCCAAGCGCATATACCAGATAGTATATGTCTTTTTGTTTCCCTTGCTGTCAAGTTCAATTGTGTTTGTCTGAGAGTTCTTGAGATAACGCACGTGCTTACGGACGTTATAAACATACAAATCAAGATGCGGATAAACATCATCAAAGGAGAGTGCAAGCGTTTGCTTGATTTCTCCTGACGCTTCAAATGCTTCCTTTGTGATGACGTTCCCATCTGTGTCTACATAGATATATCCGTCAGGGTAAACAGACTTATCAAGTCCTAATCGTGCAAGCGTGGCAACGTTCCCAGTACCCACAAGTGCCTTTGTTGACATATTCTTTGTTGACCCCTGCGGATAGAAGCAGTTGTAATATGGCTCTTTGCTATCGCTTACAGATGTCTTCTGTATATTTTCGTGTACCTTTAATGTAGGAACGTCCTCGCCAAGGTTTATGCTTATCAGACCGAAGTATAAAGCCTTATGATTCCACGACAGATGCCACTCGCAAGCGTTGTTCTTGCAAGCCTGAGCGATAGAAGATAATACGGAAAGTATATCATTCGATGATACGGAAAATGATACGGAACTATCAACGTTACCGCAAAGGGTGAATGTAAACTTTTCGCTCTCTGTCGTTATATTGAGTGCTTCATTGATAGCCTTACAAGCGTATTCAAGTGCGTTTGTTGTTAATCCGTCAAACGACCATTCCTGCTGCTTGATAGGGTTTTTATCCGCATCGGTGGTGTCATAGAGGAACGGCACACGTGAAAGCCACATCAAAGGGTGTTGAAACTCGGGAGTGTACTTAAACCCTTTGTCATCCTCTGTCGGTATGTATGCGTTGAGTAGTCTATACTTCAATCCGTCATCAAAAGGTATAATATACGCACCTGCTGGCAAGGTGAGTTTTACATCACTCTGCCACGATAATCTCACAAGGTCACTTCTGCCTAATTCTTGCTCGTGTTCTGCGCCCTCTGTCAGTGTCGCATCGACTATCTTGTTGTTATGAATGTCGTATATTACCATAACCGCAAAGATAACAAGAAAAGAAAGGGTATGGGAACGGTATAAAAACAGAAAAGCCACAACAAAAACGTTGTGGCAAATCTTTTATATGTGGCTAAATTACTTTGTAATTGCTTTCTGTGCTATTGTTGTCTATCTGCTCGGACAGAAGATGTAGTATTACATCATTCATAGCTATGTATGCTTTACCTAATGAGTCTTCAAAGACTTTATCATATCCGAAAAGGGTTTCATGAACTTTGCCTAATGTGTTAAAGCACTCATCTAATTTCTTTTTGCAGTCGAACAGCTCTGCTGTTTCTTTGCTTAATGCTATTGTCTTAATCTCGGTCATAGTCTTAATAGTTTTATAATCTTATAATTTGTTGATTTTCAGCATGGACGGTTTTCCGTCTATGGCTATACCTCTTTAAGAGATATGTTGTAACTTGCTGATTTTCAGCATCACGCTTTTTTGCGTCATGGCTATTTTGCCTTGAAAGTCTTGTAACTGCTTGATTATCAATTTTAGGGGAAATTTCGGATAAACTTTTATGCTACTTTGAATTTGTTTACAAAGTAAATTTGCCCTTTACCAGTTACCTTTGGAGTTATTGTCGTGTACATTACACCATTGTTACCGCTACGAGTGCCTTTCTTCAATTCAAATAGACCTTGTTCAATGTAGCGTTGATTTGGTATATTGTATCTCTCGCCCTTTGTGCCAAGATACCCATTTTCACGTAACCACTTGAAAAGTCGCTTTTCGCCCATAGGATAGCCGTTTTGGTCAATCAGCTTTGCAAGTTCACCAATCAAGCATGAAGATGCAGAACCGCTGACTGCTTGCGTAAATGTCACCGCTGGGGCTGTTTCTTCTATTATTCTTTTGTTCTCAGCTTTAAGCCGTGCCTTTTCCTCTCTTTCTTGTTTCAGTTGTGTTGCCATTCTGATAACAAGGTCGGGATTGTTCACCATTTCATCAAGTGTTGGCTGTGTGGCTGTCATGCCATACTTTAGCAGCTCTTTTATTCTATCATTGCACCAAATCGCAAAAGCAGGGCTAAGCCAACGTGCAAACTCTAATGCTACATCTTCGTGCATCCATGTGCCGCCACCGCCATTGATACCACCGCTATTTGTCTGAATTAGAGCGGTGTCCGATTTTCGGATAGCGGTCAAAGCTGCCAAAAACTCTTTTGTAGATGGTAATTCTAACCACTTTGCAGGACGCTTATCAAAAGATTTTGCCATTTCAGTTGCATTTACCATCACATTTTTGCCGTTTGCAAAAGAAATCTTACTACCTTTGTAATCGTAAACAATAGGTGTGTTCATATTTGAATATTTTGTTTATATTTGGCAGGTCTACCCCCTGCCATTTTTGTTTATAAAACAAGGGCAAAAACTAAGAAGTCTTGATGTGGTGTTTAGACCTCGAAGTTAATGCCCTTTAAATATCTTCTCTACCACCAAACACCACTAAGGCGGTTACTACATTGCAAAGATATAGCTTTCTTATCTTCTATCTCTTTTATCTTTTGTGAGTAAAACGACAACGCCTCGATTGTTGTTTTTCTGTTTTAGAAACGTCATCAACTATCTCATTTACCCACGCAGATAATTCTTGTAAATTCTTCATTGTCCCTTTGGTTTATAGGCAAGCACTTTGCCTAAGTTATACACTACTATATCTGCCACCCATACAAGTGGCTCACCTTTCTCATCTGTACCATATTGATATATGATAGGCTTGCCCTTTTCGTTTGTGATAATCTCACAATGTGCAGACTTTACTTCAACAAGTGCAGATGCCCTATTTTTCGCATAGCCTACATAAAGTTGTAAGGCATCATACTGAATAGGGATAGCGTTGCCGTTCTCATCTTCTAACTCATATCCGTCTTCGTCAAGCTGTACAAGTCGCTTGAATGTCGTTGGCTTTACTTCTCTGAACTCTTGCTTTTTCGTGCCTTTGATAATTTCGTCAAAGAAACACTGCTTAATGATAAGGTTTAATGTCTTCATACCTTATTATATTATGCTATCTTTACAAGATTTGCCTTTTTGAAACAACGCCATTCGTCTTTTTCGCAATCAAAGTACACTTGACAAGTGTCTGCTGTCTTTTTCTCGCCCTTTGTCGCAGGTATTCTGTCGCTCATAAGAGTGCCGTAAGCCTCTCTCAGAGTGCCGTCTACTTTCTGAAAGTAGAACTTAACTATTCGCTTGCTAAGGGCTGCTTTTAACTTAATGTTTGCCCAAGCGCACTTTAACGCTTCTGATAATGTATAACCATTCTTGCGCACAAACTGCCAAGCAAGATTCATTACCTCTCTCATAGTGTTCTTAAATGATGTACTCATAATCTTATAGTTTAATAGTTTTATACTTTGTTTCTTAATCACAATGCAAAGATATACATGTTTGCGAACACTTGCAAGAAAGCGATAACAAAATATTCGCGTATTAGCGAACTTTAACTAACAAGGGTGTTCGTAATTATGTATATTAAATGTTGTTAAGATTTGAAGCGTATTTTTCGCACCTATGTATATATTTTATATATTTGCACTATGAAACAAGATATAAGAATAAAAGAAATTTGCAAAGAGAAAGGTATCACATTAGAAGATTTAGCTAAAAGGTTAGGTATTCTTCGCACATCGCTTTCTCAAGCATTATCACGTAATAGCTTCAGCACGGATAAACTAAGTGAAATTGCCACCGCTCTTAATGTCCCTATGTGGCAGTTGTTCGCCTCGTCCGAAGAAGTCGCAGGAAGTGGGGAGGAACTTACCGCAAGTATCAGCTATAAGGGGGAGTTCTTTAATACTCACTCAATGCAGGAGCTGAAACAATATGTAGATAAATTATAAGCCTAAAATATTATGGAAGAGAACAAAGAAAAGACAACCGAAGAACTCTTGAAAGAAAACAATGAATTATTGAAGAAATTAATTGGGAAACTCGGTATTATAAGAGTTTCCGCATGGATTTTTGTCATTGGAGTAGTGATTTCTGCTCTTGTTTATTTACTTGCGGCTATAAGTTCTTGTAATGGTTATAGAAACTCATATAGTGGCTATAGCCAACATGAAGATGATTATGCGGTTGATTCTGTGGTTGATTCTGTGGTTGTTGTTGATACAACAGGTATTGATGCTTATTAGCTCTAATTATACCATTATAATATGGATATAAAAAAGGTCACATCGATTGAGGAACTTGAAAAAATAGTGCAGGAAATTAAAGAAAATAAAGAATAGGTTATGGAGAATAAATTACAGGCGAAATATGAGGGTACATTAAACTTGGGAAATGGTCATTTGGATGTTGCTGTACTTGAAAATGGGCAACGTATAATTAAACAAGCCGCTGTTTTTAAAGCTTTAGACCGACCTGCAAGAGGAAATTCCCGTGTGATCGGGATACCCACTTTTATGGATGCCAAGAACTTACAACCTTATATAAATGAGGATGTTAGAGATGTGATCAAGAAGGTAGAATATCTGGATATAAAAGGAGCAACTCAACAGGGCTTTGATTGTATGGTATTACCTGCTGTTTGTGACGTGTATCTAAGGGCAAGAGAGGATGAAGTTTTGCTTCCTACTCAAATTGATACAGCACAAAAAGCAGAAATCCTCGTGCGTTCTCTGGCAAAGGTCGGAATCATATCGCTTGTTGACGAGGCTACTGGGTATCAATATGAGAGAGAGAAAAATGAGCTACAGAAAATACTTAAAGCCTATATTTCTGATGAAATTCTAAGGTGGCAGTTGACATTTACTGACGAGTTTTATCGTGAAATATTCCGCCTTTGGGGTATTCCGTTTATTCCTAAATATATCCGGAATAAGCCATCGTTTGTAGGTAAGCTTACTAATAAATACATTTATGAGCAACTCCCAAGAGGTGTTGTAGATAAAATTAAGGAGCAAACTGGAAAGACTGAAAAAGGAAACTGGAGATATAAATGGCATCAATCTCTTACTCCCGAAATCGGTCGAGAACATCTAAGGAAGCAGATTATTGAGGTTACAGCGTTAATGTCTGTATCCCAGTCAAAGGAGCAGTTTGATGCCTTATTCTTGCAAAAATATAAGAAGATAGTTCAGCTGGAGTTGGAGTTTAACGAAAAATCCAAATAAATAATCAAAATAAATAAATTATGGAAGACCTAAATCTATTCGCAATCGTGCTGATAATTTTCGGTATATTGCAAATTATCCTTTTCTTTAAGTTATGGATAATGACAGATAATGTAGCTGCACTTAGGAGAAAATTTGCTCCACAAGTTGAAGATGTACAGAAACCGCGTGATTTACTCGGTATGCACGTCCGTATTCGTTCGAATGGAAAGCAAGTGCGTGTCGTATCTCGTGATAATGGTCAATACAAATGTGTTGATGCAACAACTAACGAGCCATGCGGCACTTATTTCTATGAAGAATTGGAAGTGTTAGGGTAGCCGTTAAGCTACCCTCTTTTTATGTCCTATTGGTGGGGTTTGGTTCTATGAACGCAAGTCCGAGTTTTGCAAAGGTGCGTTCCGTGTTCCTTGCAAAGGTGCAACTCTTTCCAGTGTATTTGAGATGATAAACATCCGTGCCATCATTGGGAACTTGTATAGACACGTCACCCCCTCGCATAACCTCTATAAAGGCTTTGTTCTTTGTGTTGAAATCTGCCGCATCCCTGCCCTCCATAGTGAAGTTTAGGGTAAGGCTGCGTTCATTGACCTTTGGAGTGCCAACATACTGAACTCCATCTTGTGTTCTATCGTTGTTGGCGATATACTCCTTCATAGGGAAATATCCGTTAAGGGTATCGAGGAAGCCGTCACCCATTCTTATGCCCCATTCTGTAAAGGCATCTTTGCCGTTAATGATTAACTCTGTCATATTACATCTTTTTTATTTCTCGTTTGATTTCCGACATATCGCCACTGATAGCCTTCAATGTCTTGTTCATCGCTGTGGTATCATCGTGTATGCCCTGCAACTCAAGATAGGAGTTCGCTTGTATCGTCCTCATCTCGTCTGCAATAGACGTCTGTTCTACCGCCATTATCTGAACACCTCGCATAGATGCGTCCATTGTGCTTAACTTAGCCGTCAGAACGTCTTTAATTTGGTCACGTGAGATATTCCCTGCTGTGGTGAGTGCTACGATATTACTTGCTTGTTCAAAGGTGATAGTGGTCACTCCGTTGGCGGTTGCTGTCTGCGAGCTGTCGCCCTCCTTTGTGATGTCGATACCCTTTGCCGCAAATCCCTCTTGTAGCTGCTTTAACAGACTTTGTGCCACTGGAAGATAGTTATTCATTCCGTCCACTATTTCGCCTGCGAGTTGAGCAGATGCAGCACCGAGTTCATTCTCGTTAATAGACTTCATTGCATAAGCCTTGTATAAGTCGGAAAGCTTTTCCTCATACTGACTAAAGACATTCTTCAAAAGGAGCTGTTTAACCATATCCTTTGAAATATCCGCAAAGGTCTTTGAAGCCGAGTTCTTGAACTCAGAAAGGGCATCTTTGCCGTCTTTGAGCCACGACCACACCGCATCCGTCATGTCAGACACCAAAGGAGAGTACATTTTAGAAACATATTCATGGATAGACTTGTTAAACTCATCGTATTTCTCTCTAAGTTCAACGAGTTTCTCCAATGTCTCCTTTGCCTCGCCTTGCAACTTATGTCCGTAGTTCTTTAAGACTTCGTTAGCAAGTTCCTTATCAATCATGCCATCTTCTCCGAATAGGTCTTTGCCATACTTCTCTTTTACCCATTCTTTGAGGTCAGCTGTTTTCTGACCACGCCAAAAAGACTTATGTTGTGTCTGAATGCGGAGGTTATCTTTTGCTGCTACCTGCCCATTCTTATATGTGATAGAACTGACAGCAGAATCGATAGCCTTTCCTACGATAGCACCAGCAAGACCTGCCACTGCCACACCTGCTGCGGTAGCTACTGTTGCCGTTACTGCCGTAGTAGTCAACGCACCAATGACAGCCGACCCTAAAGCGCCGATAGCTGCTGTTCCTGTTCCTGCTGTAAATACACCAGCCGCAACAGCCGCAATGGCGGTAATACCTGCTACGATAGGCACCATAGCCTTTCTAAGACCCGAAGACTTATCGATATATCGCTCTTGCGCTTCGTTGAGTTTCTTATAATAAGACTCAGCAACTTGCCCATGTTCCTCGTATGCATCTTGCAGACCTTTCAGACCGCTATCAGAGAACCAATTACTTTCCTCGTGACGTGCTTTCATTACCGCAAGGCGATAGTCATTCACCGAGTCACGGAGTTTGTTTATCTCTGCTTGTTTCTGTGCCGCTTTCTCGTATAGACTATCCTGATTAGGGAGAAGGCTACTAAGCGTTTGCATAAGCTGAATAGCTGCACTTATGATAGCTAATATCACGCTTGCCGATTCAATAGCTTTCATAGCGTTTGAACCAGCCTTGCCAATAGCAGTAACGCCATCGGATATAGTCTGATAATAGGTCATCACAGAGCCAAAGAGAGAGAATATCTCTCCCGTCTGACCGCCAAGTTTACCTCCTAACTCGCCCATCTTGTCGGCAACCCCCTGAATAGACTTTGTAAGGGCCTTGTGTGCATTCTCAATCTTATGGGTAGTTTGTGCTACCTGCTGACCTTTTGCAGCAACGTCCGCCTCTGCATCTGCTAATTCCCAATATTCCGCAACCCACTTTTTAAGGTCTTTATTGTAGCCTATACTCTTGACAATCTTCTCTCCACCCTTTACTCTATCTCGTCTGTTCTCAGCGGCTTTCAGTTCGTCCTGCTGCTTGATTAACTCATCGGTGAGTTTCTTTATCATTCCGATAGGGTCACGACTGATAAGCTCGTCAATCATTCCATTGATAGCATCGAAGTATGTCTTTACTCCTTCAGGGTTGAGAGCCTCGCCTGCTGCTTGCTTAACATCGCTGAACCTACCAATAAGGCTGTTTAGTGTGTCAGTTGACGCTCCTTTGAGGTCGTCAAATGCTGCTACATAGTTAGGGTCTTTCTTTAGCTGCTCAAAGGCAAGTGTCATCTGCTCCTTTCCGTAGTTTGCCCTTGCCTCTGTCAGCGTGCGGTATAAGGCTTCTGCTTTATCCTTGTCGCCACGCTTCTCAGCCTCTGCGATAGCTTTATAGATGTCAGATACATCTTTGGAGTACTTCTTTACAAGGTCCGTCTTCTTGTCATAATAAGACTCATTAGCTTTTATAAGACTGTCCTCGTATGCTATTTCTGCATTTTTGAGTTTAGCGATTTCCTCATCATACTTATGCCATGCTGCCTTTGTCTTAGTGTCATAATTCTTGTACTCTGCATCTGTATATCGGTCGTTAGATGAAGCGTAGGCGTACTCGGAACTATTGTAGAAGTTCTTGCCCTTGTTACTTGGATTTGCCTCCCACTTTTGCTTTGCTTGCTCAATACGCTGCTGTTTTATGTCCTCAAAGGCTCTGTCGATAGCATCTTGCTCTTTCTTTCGATTGAGTTCTATCTGTCGGAGTTTCTTCTCGTTGCCGTCTTTGAGGATGTCGATTTCAGCCTGCTCGGTTTCGTTTGCCAAATCCTCTATTTTGCGCCTATTTTCAAGTTTCGCTTTTGTTTCAATCTCAAAGGCTTTCTCATTGGCTTCATTCTGTTGCTCGGCTGCTTTCTCTGCGGATTTTGCTGCTTTCTCACGTTCTCTCTGTGCCTTTTTTGCAGCACTTCCGGCACTCTTAGCTGCCTTTGCAGATGCTTTAGCTGATGATTTCTCCTCGCTATCTAATGAGTCGCCCGATAGTTTCTTGTAACTTTCGTTTGCTGCATCAAGTTTCTTTTGCGCTTCCTCAACTTGTGCAACCGTTGCTTTGCCACTTTTTTTAAGGCTTTCCAGATGAGTTCTTGCTTTTAACACATCTGATTTTGCAGCATTTTTTGATGCAATCCATAGCGGTTGAGATTTCCTTGATTCCTTAATACCATTAACATAAGTAGATAGCTGTTCTATCTCCTTTGAAGTCAAAGACACCCCCTTTAGTTCTTTATAAGGGAATACGATATTTTTTTTACTGCCTTTATTTTTCTCTAAAGTTTTTGATAGCGCATTAAGCCTCTGATTGCTCATTTTACCAATAGTATCTTGGTATCGAGATATAGCATTACCAGCTGCGACTCTCTTTGCCTGATACCTTTCTCCGCTTGCAAGTCTATCATAATATTCCATAATATCTTTATATGGAACAAACGCACGCACACTCCATTCTGACCTATTATGCGCTTTAGCATATTGAGCAATGGCATCATCTTCGATTTTTGAATCTTTATCAGATATGTTACCCCCGCTTAATTTCTTTTCTCCATTCGTATGGAGTGTTTTACTTATCTGAGTGTATTTATTAGACTGTTGTATATGTGATTCAACAGCTTTATTGCCATCTATTACAGCTATTTCACGCTTCATTTGGAGTATATTCTTCAAATGCCCCTCTTCATCAATATACTTCTGAATTATAGAAGGATAACGTGAGATAAGAAGATTCATAGCTTTTCTTCTGTCATCTGTAGCTGATTTATCATCACTTGCCACAGATATAGCCTGCTCCGTAGATGCTTTATATTGGTCTTGTGCATCTTTTGCATCCTTGAATGTTTCATTAAGCGTATTTTGAGCAGCATCAAGTTCACTAATACCGTCACTTGTTGCTATGATTGCTCCAATAAGAGTTCCCAAAGCCGCGGCTGCTGCTACATAAGGATTAGATAGCATTGTCATATTGAGCAACTTTGTAGCCTTTTCCAACAATAGCATACGTGTATATGCAAGCGTTTCAGCAATGGTATATCCGTTTGTCGTCATAGTTGCTATGGCTACAGCCGTCCGATATATTCCAAATGATGTTGCAAGTCCCAATATAACACGTCCAGTTTGCTCATAGTTCTCGACAAGATACGTTGCAGCCTTTACGGCATTCATTACAACCCCCTCACCCTTAGAGCCTATCTCACTGAACATATTATCAAAGGACTCTTGGAGCATTGAAATCTGACCATTGAGCGTCTTTGCGCCCTCTGATGCCATACCATAGAACTTACCACCTGCACTTGTGGCAGAGATAAACGCATCCTGCACCATCTTTGAAGTGATAGCACCCTTTGACATCTCGTTTTTGAGTTCACCGATAGACTTGCCCGTTTTGCGAGCGATTTCCTCAAGTGGGTTGAACCCAGCATTGACCATTTGCATAAGGTCCTGTCCCATCAACTTTCCTGCACTACTCATCTGTGAGAAAGCCAGCGCAAGGGAGTTGAATTTACCCGTATCACCCATAGAAATGTCACCGATAGCCTTTAGATAGTCGATAGACTTCTCTGCCTCGATACCGAAAGATGTCATCATCTGCACGGCACCGACCATATCCTTTGTATTCAGCGGAGAAGCAAGAGCATATTCTTTAATTTGCCCCATGATGTTGTTTAGGCGTTCCTCATTACCTCCCAAGAGGACTTTAAGTGACGTTTCCATGCTCTCAAACTCTGCACGGACAGATATAATCCTGCTTGCAAGTTCTTTCAGTCCCATACCACCAAGGAGCATGCCGCTCATCTGCTTGAGTTTACCAGTGAGCAGGTTCATGGTTTCTGCCGTTCCTCCACCTTCCTGCCTTAATGATGCGTATTCGTCACGGAGTTTCTTTACTGATAATCTTGCCGTTGCCTGCTCTTGTGTGAGCGCAAATAACGATGCCTTTTCTTCATCAAGAACCTTTTTGGCTGCTTTCCATTCTGCAAGTTTAGCATCAGATGTCAAAGGAGAGGATTTAACCGACTCTCGATAAGCATCGCCCAACCGCTTAACATCTGCGGCAACATCCCGAACAACCCCCTTCTGTGCAATAATTTTCTCGGTAAAGTCATTGACACCCTGCGAAGCTGCAAATATCTTCTGCTTGAAGTCTGTTTCCATTGCAGCAGACGCTTCGGCAATCTTACCAGTGACAGTCCCTAATTCCTTAGAAGTCTGCTGTAATTTACCATTCAGCTTATTAAAGGATGTAGGGTCTTGAATAGCATCTACACCTTTAATCTCCTGCTTTAACTTCGTTATCTCATCTCGTAACCGCTGGACCTTCTCATAGTCTGCTTGTACACGGAATCTTAATTCTGCCATACCTACTTTCTTCTTCTGTTTGCGAGTTCCTTACCGCTGATTTTTTTCACTACATCACCGAAAGCCTCATGCTGTTTATCTTTCTGCATGATAATGAGATTGCGATAAGGAATTTGATTAACTACTTCGTCATACGTCAGATGCAAGCTATCCATGAATGACGCTATTTGTCCCAAAAGGGTCTTATTCCCGACTACTTCGGTGTTGCTGCCAGCAGGCTTGCGTTCTTCGTCAAACTGACAGCTTTCAAGAAAGGGGCAACACCGATAAGGTCAAAACCTGCTGCAAGCGCATCTACGACCTCCTCAAGAGTTCCATTGCATAATTCCTTTGTCTTGGATAAATCGCCTGCCATAAGCCATGAGAGAGCCTTTGCGTATGCTTCACTATCCTTTGTAGATAGGAGCATCTCTTTTATCGAACTACCCTCTGATAGATTTATGTCACTGATACACGATATAGCACCTGCCAACCGCTTAATCGTTGGAGGCTGAATAGCGTATGCTTGATTATTCACGTAGACAATCGCATAGTCATTGCCTAAGATTGCATCTGATACTAATTTACTTGCTTTGCTCATACTGAAAATAAAAAAAGGTGGAGGTGGTCTTTTCGCCACGTTCCACCCCGATGTTATCCTGAATCCTTACCCTATGCCAAAGCCTTAACCTCTGACTCGTCAAAGTTATACTCTGGTGACACACCATCAACGGTAGGAGCCTGAACAAGACCCTTGACTGCAATAGCGATAGCCTTATCGGTATTCGCCTCACGTGCTACAATCTGGCAGTTAGGGAAGATGAACCATACATCGTCCTCAGTCAGACAGAACAGAGCCTTCTTGATGACAACCTTATCAGTAGCTCGCTTCCAACCAACGATGTCATCCTTATCAGTGCCTGCACCGCCCTTCTTGATGACTTCACCACCCATAAGAGCAGCTTTGGCAGCATAGTCATACTGACCGATTGAGAACTGAGGGGTAATCTCGCCTTGAGTGGTATCATAGCGATATGCTTGTCCCGTGAGTTGGTTCTTGTATGGAGTAACAGAAGCCTCGCTCTCCTCAATGTTCCATGTTTCACCATGCACGTTCATCACCTCATTCTTAGCTGTCTTAGCAGCCTTGATGATTGTACTTGCACTTGCTGCGGTAAGGTCATTCTTGATTACGGAAATGTCAGCAAAAAAAATCTTCTTAATGCCGACAGCTGAAATTTTTCCCATATTTACTTTACGTTTAATGCGTTAAACAATATTCTACAATTAATAAAATGGCACTTCAAAGCAGTGTCCGCTTCAATATGAATAGTATCTATCTCATAGTTGTATCTTGTTCCGTCAAATTCGCCCGTTACGCTTTTAAATAGTTCTTTTGCCTTTCGCTCCAATTCCTTTAATCGGAGTGTATTGGCAATTTTCGCGCCTAAGTCAGGCACACATAGATTAACGTCACAAAAACACTTCTCCCAATACTTGCTCGGTGTCTGTCCTTTCACATGGATAGTAATGCGTTCATCTTTCAGTTCGCCCATAAGGGTCTTGCCGAAAGGAACTATCTCTATCCCAAATGCCTTGCAATCTCGGTAGAGAATATCTGCTATGTCGGTAGTTACTATCATTCAAACATTTCTTTTAGTTTCTTCTCTGCTCTCAATGCAGGGTCACTCAGTACAACAAATCCCTTTGCCTCGACATAGGAGGCGTAAGGAGCGGTGTTCTCTAATGTCAGTCCGTCCTTGTCTACATCGAATGTGTTGGACGTTCTCAAAGTAAGTGTATGGTCTTGGTATGTTCCGCTTTCTTCTGCGTCCTTAACAGCCGCATCGCCAACGTCTATCACACCTTTCTGAACCTCCCACTCTAAATCATCAAAGAACTCATCAACATCGGAGAAATCACTATCTATAACCATAACTCTGTATAATTAAAGTAGTTTGTTCTCTTTGGCATATAAACCTTACCTTCTCCTCGTACGCTTTCCCCCTCAAGACATCTTACCTCTGTACCTGCTTTAATATCGACACTCATATCACATACTACGTGGAAATTAGGTCTGTACACATCACCATTAGGAGAGTTGAACTCTTTTGTTGTGTTGTCATCACAACGGCACTTACAGAGTGTTACCCACACTTCACCTCCCGTGTTAGGAATTGGGTGTCCGTATTCGTCCTCTTGGAGTGGTGTTACCCTTTTAACCTGCAATATGTGTGGTGCGAATATCATAAGATGCGTATCTTCGGTTTATTGTCGTTGAGTTCGTCCTTCAATCCGTACTTCTTACAAAGGAGATAGTAATAGTCCTTTACACCTTGAGTGTTCCACGACATAGAGAAACCGCTCTCATTGATAGAAGTAGGACGAAGCAAAAGAGATGGAATAAATCGGGCAATAGCAACAGAGATATTATCAATTACATCTGCATCAACATCGTCCTCTATATTCACACGTGCATTGAGAGACATATCCAACAAGTCAGCCTCCGACACTTGTATGCCGAAGGACTGAAACTTGCTTGATATGTATTCCTTGATGCTCATTAGCCTAATTTGGAAAGGTCTGCGATAGCCATCTTGTTTGGAATATTGATGTCGGGGATAGCCTCGAAACCATACTCCATAAAACGTCCCTCGTCAGTTCGTTTAGATGAGATAAATCCCCTGCCATCTTCAATTTCTTGATAGGCACGACCATCATTAACCTTGTCGGTCATTTCGTAAGGCTTCTTCCAACGCATAAAGCCAAGTTTGGTATTATCCGCCATCATAGGCAAGAATGAAATCTTGTCATCTGGGACGGCATTTACCATTTCACTCTCTGATGTTTGGATATACTCATCCTTGATACGGATTCGCCACGGCATGCCTACTGACTCGATAAGGCGGTTTACCATATCGGGAGTAACGATGCCCCCTGTATTGAACTCCATATCACCAAACTTCATCGTAAACTTGCTTTGGAACTCCTTAGACGAAGCGATACGATTATTAAATGTGTGGCGATTCATTTCGGCTGTTGCGAAAAGCATACCCTTTGAACGTACCTTATCCACGAACTCCGTTTCAAGCCAAGAAAGGATGTTATCCTTGTCGGCAGAAGCGGCTGCCTTTGTGTAGATAGGCAATTTTACCGTATCCACAGATACGCCCTGCTTGTTCGCCTTTCCATTTACCTTGGTAGAACCATTGAAACGCAAATCGCCCAACATAATATCAAGACGTTTCATAGGAGCAAGCATACATTGACGTACGTCATCAACCAAGAAGTTCACAATCTCGTCCATCTTAGCGGAAATAGCATCGGTATTGCTCGACTGAATGCTCAACGTGTTATGCTCCTCTATAAGCCATGTAAGACGTTCAAGACGGGTATTGTCCATTTGGTAAGCGTCGCCTAAGCAAGCCACCTCACCAAAACCACGTGTGAGAGCATGGCGTTTTCTGACAGGTTTCCCTGCATATCTGTCAATAACTGTACCTGCGATGACACCCACCTGCGTACCCATATAAGTCTTGAAAGAACCATCGGGATTAGTTCTCTCATAAACAAGATAGTCTTTCCAAAATACCTTGTCAAGTTCGCCCATAGTTACAATAGAACGGTCTATCACCGCTTTGAGGAACTTAGGGCTATTCAATAACGAATCTATTGTTAATAACATATATTCCTCCTTTTTTAGATAAACATGAAACGTCCAGTGAGAGCCGCCTTATCTTCCTCTGTGAAAGGGATGTAGAGGTTGTCCTCAATGATTGAATATGCACGACCAACCAATGCAACGGTATTCTCTTTTGCCAAGTTGCGCCAACCGAATGAAGCGAAGTTAGCTACATTCTTAGCCTTAGCGTCAGATACACTCTTTGCCTCGGGAAGCACCTTGCCAACTTCCAAATTAGCCTTTGTCGCTTCTTTGGTGGTAATTGTATCGTAATCCCCATTGGAAGTGTCCACCGACTTTACAGTGATGACATTTGTCCCGTCAGAGAGTAACGTACCCACATTGATGAAGTCTGCAAAAGGACATTTAGCAATCTTGATGGTAGTCGCTCCCGTGGTAGCCTTTTCTACTACCTTGACACGAATGCACACTACTGCCTTGCGCTCTACCTTATCACGATAGATAGGCGTAAGTTCGGGCAACCATCCCTTATTAGGGAGATTACTCATGTCTAAGTCCATACCACCATCTGTGAGGCGATATAGAGATTTCTCGTCACAAACCTCCCTTTCGATAGGAGGCGTGGATTCAAACTTAATTCCTGCTGCCATAATGATTTACTTTTTCTCGTTTTCTGTTTTGATAGCCTCGGTTCGCTTATTGACGCCATCCAAAAGGCTATCCATATCGTCTTTGTGTTCGTGGGTTCCCTCTTCGGGAGACTTTGCGAACTGGAATCCGCCATTCTGCATCTCCTGCTTCACATCGGTGAAGTACTGATTAAGGTCTACATCATCAGCGATTTGCTTTCCTTTATAGACATATTCAGGGATACCGAATGACTTTGCCACTGCTGCAATCTGTTGGTTGCGTTCGTCCGCCTTTGTCTTTGCGTCCATTGCAGCTAACTTCTCGCTCAATGTCTTATTAGAGTCAATAAGACTTTGCGCCCACGCTGGCACTTGTTCCGTTGTCTGTGGAGTCGGTGTTGGTAGTGGGTCTTGTGGCTTTGGTTCCTCGATTGGCTTTCCGTCCTTGATGTTGTGCTTCTTCTCGTAGTTTGAAACTGCGGTTTTCTGCGCACCATCAGCCCGATAGTCGCCATAGCTTGTTAGAACGTCTTGAAACGAGATACCCTCGACAATAGAGTTTACCTTGCTCTCGTCCGTTACTCCTTCAGCTTTCTTACTTGCCATACGCTGAAGGGTGGCATCATCAGCCCCTTGAAATTTGGTTCTGAGTCCTGCCAAAATTTGTTCGTAAATGTTCATACTTTATAAAGTGTTAACTTGAATAAATCTTTTCAAATTTACACATTATAAAAGGGGGATTTGCGTTTTTCAGCGGTTCAAAAATGACAATAAGGCGGTTGTAATGAAAAGCCGCCTATACTCACGTACAGACGGCTGAAATAACACATAAACAGTTATATAATGAAGCTATTCTTGCGTTTGGGATGTTGGTTGAGTTTCCTTTTTCTCTTCTTTGATTTGTTGTAATTCGTCTTGCAACTCGCCATAGTTTGAGCAGAAACTTACTCCGTGTTCCATTGACCATACACCACCACTGACGGCAGCAACAGCCGTTTCAACCTTATCTCTTTCGCTGTCAATCATGAAAGGAACAATCTCTGTTTCGATGCTTACCGTCTTACTTGCTGCTTCGAGTGATGTGTTCAGCGTGCCAATAGCAGACGTGAGGAAGTTCACACGTCTTTGGAAAAACTCTCCCAATTCCTCTGCGTGGTTCTGCACTGCCATGTGAGCAGCCATAAAAACATATCGGAAAGCTGTACCACTAAGAGCATTGCCTGTACCTTTGAGTTGGTCGAATGATATGCGAGGGGTATTTGTCAGTCCGTAAATCTGATTAAAGTATGTTTCTATCTCCACCTTGATGGGGTCGGAGGATTGATTCCATGTGAGGTATTGTGCATTTGAACCATCTCCAGTCAGCTGCATCATTCTGTTTCTTGTATCACCGCTCAAATTGTCGGGCTGCAACTCACCAAAGAGCATAAGGAGAGGAAAGAAATGATTATCAATGCAATCAGCATAGCCACTCAAACACTTCTCCAATCTAATGCGCAACTGCTTAACCTTTGCGCATAACGGCTCGGGACGAAATGCGTACATAACGGGGAGTTTCTGAAACTGATGTGCAAATGTACGTTCTACATTCTCCGACCATGTCTTATCAAGTTCCCACTGATACACCTTATCTTCGGTAATAGTCATGAATACGGTATGTTCGTTGCCGTCTAAGTCTTTCTTCTTGTATTCACGGGAGAAAGCTATCATCTTGCCGTTATCGTCAAAGAAAGGATACAATGTATCGCCACGGAATGGGGACCATATTTGCGACTTTAACCGATATTCGGGTGCTTTCTTCCCAAAGAGGGACGCAATTCTGCGCTTTAGCTGTGCCCAAAAGCCATCATCTTTGACTACGTACCAATACTCCGCTACTTCCTGCTCTGATAGCCACGAACGGACTAACTTACGATTTTGGAATTTCAGCTTATTCTTCTTGAATACCTGCTTGATGGTTTCAAACACATTCTTCTCCCCATCATCTTCGGGATTGCAATCAAGTGTGGGTTCTGTACCTACACAAAAGGCGGTATGGATGTTTACTATATCCTGCTCAATAGGAAGTGCAATGCGGTTAGGCTCTTTCATCTCATATTGTGCAGGTATATGTGTGGTCTTGCCGCTTTCACTGTCAAAATGCTCTTCCTCCATCTTTACAAGGACTTTAATCTTCTTGTAAAGTTCTGGGTTCATGATGTCGTGTTTTGTCATGTCCCAATCTGCAAGGTTTGCTGATGTGTCGGGGAGAGGATTGCGCCTGCCTTTCTTAAGGTAACTAATCTTCTTGTCAATATCCTCAAGCGCGAGGATGTCATCTAATGTCTTTATCATATTGTTATCCTATTTATCGAGCAAAGGCTGCTGCCATATCGCCCTTTGGTTTCAAAATCTTTCCTAAAAGCTGACCAAGGACATAATAGCGAACTGCATCTATGCCGTGGTTATATTTGTCTATTGGTTGGTTGATATAGTTGCCATCCTTATCCGTGTCCCATACATACTTTCTGAACTCTGTACGGAGGTTATACGACCTCTCTGTAACAAAGATATGGTCAAAGGATAGCATCTTGTCTATTCCTGCTATGATAGAGTTGCCACTCTTATCTACGGGGTAAATCTTTATGCCTGCGTTATGTATCTCTTGTATCAGTCGAGGGTCTGCACTCTCGGAGAACACCTTTAATCCGCCAAAGCGTTTGAGTTCCTTTACAATATCAGATGACAACATACCTGTACGATAGAATATTTCATCAAGGTACAAGTCATTATCAATGATACCACATAAAATTCCTGCACTCGGGTCATGGGTAAAGCCGAAGTCATCACCAATAGCAACCTTCTTACACCATTTCGGGAACTCCTTAACAACTCCGATTTTCTTAAATACTGCACCTTCTGCCACGTCTGCCCATCTGCCCATAGCGATATGGGCGTACTTCTCGGGGTCGTTCTTCTTTAGCTCCTCCATTTCTCTCAAGAACTCGGGAGAAAGATTTGGAAGATTATCTAAATATGTCGTATGGATATGCAACACGTTCGGGTGGGTGCTAATTTGCACAGGTACTCCGTCATACAGCACCTCCTTATGCGTGTTTTCTAAAAATCGCTTATAAACCCAATGGTTATTGTCTGTAGGGTTCATAATGATGATAATTCTGTTTTGTATGCCTTTCTGACGGATAGAGAGCATGATTGTTTCAAACTCCCTCTCTGATACCCATTCCTCCGCCTCGTCTACTACAAAGGTTGTAACGCCGTGAATAGATTTCAACTTTGCAGTTTGGTTTCCCGAACTTGTCTTGATACCCCTAAACATCACTGCACCACCGCTGCGGAGGTTCTTTACATCTGTTTTAGTGTGCGTGTACCATTTCGAGTTTCCATCAAGCTCCACCTTCTCCATAAACTCGGGGATAACAGACATTCCAGCAGATACCATAGTGTAACGAGTGTATAATATCTGATGGACTATCCTCTTTGCAGGAGTAGGATGTTTTACCTCAAACAACAGACGCTCAATGAACGTGGAAACATTGAAAGACTTTCCACTTCCACGACCACCCGTTACAAGGATGATAAATTTATCCTTATTGTGGTATAACGGAGCATATATCTGCTGTGGGGTTATTCTATTCATTTGTGTTATCGGTCATCCACTTGTCAATGTCGATACCATTCTCGGAGTACAAAGCATCTTCATCGTCTTGTTTATTCTCCAACTTGCGCCATGTCGGGTCGTGGTGATAGAGTAGGGTAGCAATAGCCTGCATATTAGGAGGTAACTCTATTTCAGACTCTTGCACCACTGCTTTATCCGTCAGAGTTACCCATCCTGTGCCACCGCAATGGGGGCATTTCTTGTCTGCCCCCATACATTCGCACTTGTCCTGAACGAACTTAACTATCCTTGATTTGGTCTTCTTTCCACCGATTGCGCCCTTGATGTATGTACCACGAAGCAAAGCTACAATTCTTGTCCGTCCATGTGCTAAGACGTTAGTTATACGATCTCCACGCCTTTTGTTTTCTTCATCTGTCCAATTCTCATAGTTGCCGTTTTTCATGCAAGTGAATACCTCTCTGCATAGATTAAGCTCGTTTGCTATCTCCTCATCCGTGTATCCATTCATTGCAAGGGCTTCTATGCGCTTGTAGAAGTCAATGCTATCGTAGTCGTGTTTTGGTTTTGCCATAACTATTATATTTAATCTATCATTTCAAGAAGTTTTTCTCCTTTCATAAATTTCTCTGATATATCAATTCCGAATAGGTCGCAAAAAGCCTGTTTATTTTCTGCATTGGTAAAGGAAAGCATTATATACGCTTCCTCGTCTGCCTGCCGCTTTTCAGCATTCTCTCTAACCTGTTCTTTTACATCCTTTACATGCTGCTTCTTCTCTTCCTCTGTCTTTTCTACTGGTATTGGCATATCTTCTTCGGCAGGTGGGAGTATTAAATTATCTATGCTGTCCGTAAATGCATCAATATCAGTTTCAACAAAAGAAAGGATGTCTTTAATGTCGATGTCAGAAAGTCCTACGTTATGAATATCAATATCATTAGCGTATTTTGCGATGAGGTCATAATCAGCCTTAGTGTTTCCGACCGCCATATAGGTAAGTTGCTCCTTTTCTGTTTTATTATCCAACTCGCACACCTCTACCTTGATGTCGTAATCTGTTTCTTTGTTCCCGTCGTACTTATAGAGCAAATCCATAGCGTATACCCTGCGGTGTCCGTCTATAAGATTTCCTGTTAGCCTATTCCAAACGATACCACCGAGAAAGCCTATTTTTTGCATGTTTTTCTTCTGCAATTTAATGGATTCCTCCGTATGCCGCTTCGGATTAAGCGGGTTGAGGTTTATCTGCGACCGCTTTATTACGGATGTTTCACTTGTCTTTATTGTCATACTCAAAAATCAATCTTTCTACCAAAGGAAACTCTTTTAAAATCTTCTGTAAATCCTGCGGAAAATTCTCTCTCAGCCACAAAAGATAATCCATGTCACTGATGTTTGTTCCTGCCGATTGTGCATTACCATACCTTTCAGGCTTAATTAGTCCCTCATGTTCGATATATGCCAATACGTCCCTGTTCTTGTATGGAGATAGTGGATAACATTTCTTGCTTTTCCTGTTTATCGCCTCGTCTTCATACGTCCTTAGCATTGTTCGCCTGTTAAGGCTGTCTGATTGTTTGAACCCAAAGAAAGCCCAATCAATGCCGTATCTCTCACGCACTATATCCGTAAGTTTCGCCATTGTCAATTGATTCTGCTTCTCATTTTTTGCACAGCCCATATATCCGACCTTTCTGTATGAAGCAAGGGCAAAATGAGGAATTTGCACAAATTTTACATTAGGATACTTATTAATAGAATAACTGATATACCTGTTGATGTGTTGCAAATCCTTGACGATATACATATAGGCACATACCACATCTTTGAAGCGTGGTGCGATTAAGTCCAAAAGGGCTATACTGTCCTTACCAGATGCCGAATGGAACAATATAACCCTGTCAGTCTCTTTAGCAACCCTATCTATAACATTGATTGCTCTATCCATAGATTAGGATGCTAAAGCTTTAATCTTCTTAAACACTCTTGACCGTCTATGGGCAGCGGTGTTTGACGAGCGGATACGACCTTCTTGGTACTCTTTCTTAGTCCAGTACTTAGTCCCATCACTGCCCGTTGCGTAAGGTTCTGGCATAACTTTTAACTTTTAAATGTAACTTAATTATCCTGAATTATATGGCTTTTCGCCCTACAATCTCTGCAATGTGCATAAAGAATACAATAGGTATCTCTTCTTCTGGGATATCCTTATATCTTTCAATTTCACTATCCATCTCGTGGTAATTGAAATCCCTTTGGAGTCCCATGATGCCCGTTTTGTCGAGGATTACGGTGCCTATCTCATCTATTTGCACGTCAAGATACCACGAATAGTTATAATTGTGGAATCTTACAAATTGAATATCCTTAAATGGTTCTTCTGCATTCAAGTCTGATGGGTCGAAATTCTTGCGCTTCTCTTTGTCATAGAATAGCGATGTATAATGACTGTTGAAACTACGTATTTCAATAGTCTTTTTGCCATCAATTATTGCCTGCGCATTTTCTCTGCGCATTACGAGGTCATACGCCTCATATTCTTTGCCGTTAATTTTTATCTTCATAAGATATTCATTATGTATCACAAAGATACGATTTAACATTATTATATTTAGAAAAATCCGCTCTGTATAACTTACAATGAGCGGATTGTTATTTTTATACTATATCCAGGTGTAAGTCTTTCACCTTTGTTGGCTTAAATCCTCTATCTCTCTCAACTCTCAGCCCCCATTGACCTGTTACTCTTTCTAACTGAGAAAGCGTAAAATATCCATATTCAGTATGTTGACCTACGATGATACCGAAGAACTCATAATCATTATCTGCCTTCTCAGCTTCGAGTACATACCACGTGTAACCCTGCAAGAAGAACTTGCACACAGCAATAGCGTTATCACCCTTGCTATCTTGTGAATACAATGGGTACTTTGCCAAATCTTTCTCTAATTGCTCTGTTATTAACTTCATAAGTTATCTGATAGGTATAATTAATGCAGTATGTATATTTTCACTAATTTCTTCTTCATTAATGTTATCGTCATTGGCTATTTCATCATTAACGATGTTGTCAGCTGCGAGTACTGGTGCCATTGAATATGTGCCAAGAGGGTTAGCACATTCTTCGTTACGATACACATACACACCACGCCTTCTAACCCTACCTTTATCATCTTGTAGGGTGACAAATTTCTTTGTTCTGCTTATCACCGTGTAGATCCACACGACTTCATAATTACACGCTGAACGCATAAAGTATCTTTTGCCTACCTCGAATGTCTTAACTGTACTCATAACATTATTATTTAATAGTTTTTTATTTTGTTTCTTAATCACGATGCAAAGGTATTACTTTTATTTGAATAAGTATATACTAAATCGATATTTAACCCAATCTTAACACTTGATTAAGTATATACTAAAAGGTGTTAAATAAATGCTCAAAATTTGCATTTGAAAAAGTATATACTTATCTTTGCATCGTGATTAAGAAACAAAATAATAAGCCCTACGCAACACGGTTAAGCGAATAGATTATGACAAACCTAAAAGATTTAGCAAGCAAGAATGGTCTTGACACTATTAATGTTAACAATGGTGTAAACAATGCAATTATTGGATTTTCATCATTTACAGAAGCAAAAGATTTTGCAGATGAACACAATATGCGTGTTGTATCGTTTAAGAATGTTGGCGGTACATCGAACTCTTATGAAGTATATGATGATAGTCCTCGTGCAGCATTCGATGTTCTGTCTCACTATGAAGACTATACTAAATTCTTCAAAGGTGATGAAGACGAATTTCAATCTGTTGACATCAATGAAGTTTTAGAGAATAATGAATTCTCAAGCGAACAAGAAAAATCCGAGTGGCTTGAAGAAATGCAAGCGGTGAAGACACGTATCGCCAACCTTAAAGATGGTGAATTTATCTATCTTGACAACAGCGGTGTATATAGCGATGTTTTAAAGGTAGAAGATACCTTTGATACGCACAATGGCAACTCTTATGTAATTGGTGTTTATGAGTAAAAATACACATGGCGGTAAGAGAGTGGGTGCAGGTCGCCCACCTCTTACTGGTAAGGCGTATTACTATAAGGCAGATAAGGAACTTGTTTCCGTTCTCGATAATCAAGAAAACAGAAACAGATTTATCAATGATGCTGTGAGAGAAAAGTCCGAAAAAGAAGGACTACTCTAATACATCACTGACCTTTTGGATGAGCTCATCCACGCCTTGACGAAAATCTGAATAAGTGGTGTAAAGTACCATTAACTCTGTACAGGTCGCTGAAATAACGCTTGCGCACGTTACTTTGGTAGCTTTGGTGATAGCACGTCTAAGTCCCTGCGGCATCTTGCCACCAAAGAATTTATTAGGAGAATAAAGGTAGATGACAACGAAGATAAACTCTTTGCGGTCGTTTACCTTTATTTCGTTTCCCTTTAATTCCTCAAATACTTTGTAAATCTTCGGTATGAGATTTAAGTCCTTCAATTTTGGCGATGTTGCCAGCTCATTATCTACTATGGCTTGGCGGAGTGCCGTGCGTGCCTTTTCTATTTTCTTGATTGTTTCGATTATCTGCTCCATTTATAGAGTTTTTCAGCAAAAATATAGCAAATAATCTTAAATAATCAAATTTGTTTAGATAAATTTTCAATTGTTGAGTAAATAAACACAACAAAATTTACTTATTTTAGTGTGTTGTTCAGTGTGTTGTTCAGTGTGTTGCTTTTTGTTTTTCACCTTTGTAAAAATCTAATAAAAAGATAATTACAAAGGTAGTTAGTGTGTTGTTTAGTGTGTTGGTCAGTGTGTTG